CGTTTTCACTGGTGGATCATAGTTTTAGTTTTGATTGGATCTATTGTGGCGTATAAGACGTTCGGGGGGCGACCTGTTCAGGTCGCCCCTGGACTCCCCGCCGTCCCTCCGCGACTCGGCTCTTAACGAGTCACAGCGAACACCGCCTGGGAAGGCTCGTTAATCTTGACATTCTTGACGAAAGCCTTGACGATCATAAACACAAGGATGGACAGCAGGGTGGTGAGAATGGCGGCAAAGACGTGAGCCTGGAGACCGGGACCAGTCTTGACGTACTTGTCGATCGCCGCCTGGACAACACCGTACCAGGCCAGGGCGGCCGCAAAGGAAAAGCCGCCAATCAGAGAGTTCAGGCCCTGGCCCTCAACGGTGGTCGCAAGACTCATAAACGTGGATGCCATTTGTATTATATATAAACAAAAAATGTGTCTGAAGGATCCCAAGGGACGGGGCCTGTATACTCCTTCTCTTCCTCTATAAGGTTCGAGCCCTTCTGAAGTCCCTCGAAGCCTTCTGGAGGGTCCTCTTCAAAGTCTTCTTCCTGAAGTACGTTTGAGTATCTGATTTCTTCTGGGTCTTCTTCCTCCGACTCGGCCTCAACGACCCAGTACTTCATTCTTCCCTACCAAAAAATGAATTTTTGTCCACGGCATTTTTCAACGCACGTTCCGTTGGGTTTGTGGGGGCCCACTGGGCCCACGTGTCAGCACACTCATTCATCTGTCGAGCCATATCATCCTCTGTTCCCTCGTACCGGGACCAAGGCTCTTCGTCTTCGTCCTCGTCGGAATCGGACGAGTCGCACTGCGACTCGGACTCCTCTTCGTCGTCATAGGCTTCTGGGTACAGAGACCCCGTGTGTTTCCCCGTCACGTTCCGAGCAGCATACATGAGACCGTAACTCATGTCCTTGGGGGTTATGACACTCCGTTTACAGGCTTTACAATAGTGTCCGGCAAGTACCACGGCGGACTCCATGACGGGCAAAAACAGGTCCATAGCTGCACTCTCAATCTGGGCCGTGTCCATGTCACCCTGACCAGTTTTCATTTAGTGTAAAAGCGTCCTGAAACTTTAAGGCGTCCGCGCCCCAGGACACCTCCTATTTTGTTTCAAAATTGTAGGAAGGAGATGTCTTTGGCGCTCCGAAAGTTCGACCCGTCCAAGATGGGTGATGACAAGGTCTGTGTATTCATAGGGAAGCGTGGAACGGGCAAGTCAACCCTGGTGACTGATATCCTGTGGCACAAGAAACACTTACCAGCCGGTATCGCCATGTCGGGAACTGAAGAAGGGAACGGGTACTATAAACAGTTTATTCCGGACCTCTTTGTCTTTGGAGACTATAACCGAGACGCCCTTGAAAAGATTATTGAGCGTCAAAAGAAGCTCTTGGCCGTTGGTCGGTGCGCCCCCGTCTTTGTCCTTATGGATGACTGTATGTATGACCGCGCTTTTATGCGTGACACGGCCATCCGTCAACTCTTTATGAATGGGCGCCACTGGAAGATATTCTTTATGATGACGACCCAGTACTGTATGGATATGACCCCTATGATCCGTACCAACGTGGACTATGTATTTGCACTCCGAGATAACGTCCGTCAGAACCGTGAGAATCTGTACAAGGCATTCTTTGGCGTGTTTCCAACCTTTGATCAGTTTTCACAGGTTATGGATGCGTGTACAGAGAATTACGAGTGTTTAGTCCTCGACAATACGTCCAAGTCGAACCGTATCACAGACTGTGTCTTCTGGTACAAGGCGCCCATCAGGCGGAACTTCCGGGTCGGGTCTCCGGCGTTTTGGCAGTACCATCAGAGGCACTATAACCCACGGGCCGCACAGAGACCGGCCCAGCCCGAACCCGTCGTCAAACGAAGGGGCGGGTCTGTGAGTGTCGTCAAACGCGCTTGACACCCTTTCTTAATTTCCTTTGAAATTTCAGAAGGATGTTGACCTACGACCCAGATGCGAGTACTCTTATAAGTGAAATTCCCCCTTCGTCAGAACTCTCCGTCAATGAGGAGCTTGCCCGTCAGGCACTGAGTCGAGCACCCGAGGAGTCCACCAAAAGCGTTCCGACCGGGCTTTTGAGGCTAGAAAAAAAGGTTGACGAATCTCAAATGGCTGACTTTTCCACTCCAATTGAGGAGTTGATGCAAAACGATATACAGGGGTCTGGCCCATACATCCCTCAGCAGCCACAGGCCCCGTCTGTTTCGCGTACTCACGCTCCCCCGTCCTCCAAGAAGGAGGCTGCGGGTAATCCATTCGGTCTGACTGACGAGCAGTTCCAGGCGGCTCTGGCAGGTATCGCGTCCGTGGTTGCCTTTTCCAAGCCAGTTCAGTCCCGGCTTCGTACAATGGTCCCCAAGTTTGTGGCCGAGTCTGGTGACGTGTCGCTCACAGGCTTGGCAGTGACGGCCATCGTTGCTGCTCTCGTCTTTTACGTTATTAAGAAGTATGTGGTGGACAAAAACTGAGGCGCGCAAGCGCCTCAGAGCCCTAAGAGTCAAAAGACCGAGTTCCTTCGGAACTCCCCCCGTCTTTCACCGTGTCCCCACAATACCTGCGTTCCCCGCCCAGTGTGTACAGACCATTATCAACACAAAGCTTCTTGAGAGCCTCGAAATTTGTCCAAAAATGCGAAGTGTGATCGTACTCGGGCACAGACATGTGTGCCAACTCGTGAATGAGTACGTACATTGCCGAGTTTACATCGTCTCCATCCAGACAGATGTAAATTTCGTATCCCTTGTTCACGTTTGAACCTATAGGGCCCCTGGACTTGTCCCAACCATTCATGCCTGTAAGGATAGAAGGCCGAAGAACCCCTTTCCACATGGGGTCCCCCGTTTGACGGAGCATGTCAAGAGTGGCCCAGTATCTTCGTTTGAGTTCAGTCAACATAGGAGGCTCTCTGTGAAACAGAAATATCAAAAGTAAAAAACCAAACAGGACACCTGTGATGACTGGCCAGATCATCTCACCTACTCTTACGAAAGACAAATTTTGAGTACAAATCTGAGATGAGTCCCGTGGGCGCTGGAAGCATAGGTTCCCATATGACCAAGTCGAGTCCGAGTGCCGCGAGGTCCTTGACGAGGACTGAAGCGTCCAACACGGGCTCTTCGCGTCCACCGTCCGCATAGAACGGACCATCGACCAAACGGACGTTCAAGCGGCGCCCACCCTGGAGCAAAGCAAACTCGTTCCCCAGAGCGTCCTTGAAGTGTCCGTACTGGTCTACGAGCGCCTCGGCCCGAGCCTTTTCGGGCACGACACCCATAAGTAGACCGTTGGGGTTCAGGGAACACGCAATCGCCTTGAGGGATGTTCGGTACGTCACGGAGTCTTCACAGATGTACTGAAGCGAAAAGTTATAGCAGATGACATCATATGGACCGGCAAAAGCCGCCTGAATAACGCTCCCCTGACCGAGAAACCAGACACCAAACTGAATATCGTGAGCCCGCTGTTCCGCCTCTCTCAGAGACTCGGCGTCTGGATCAATAGCAAACACGTGGACCCGAGCAGCCTTCCACTTGTGCCAATCGCCCCCACGTCCACACCCACAGTCGAGCACCTTGGTCCCTGGGAGGACCCATCGCTGAATCAATTGGCGTTTTGCATCATTGTGCATCTTTCGCATGTGCTCACTTGTTTGCGCCATTTAGCTTAAAAAATAAGCGCTTGTCTCTTTTATATGGGTACTCTTGAGCAAGACTACTTGACGGTTCCTGGCCAGCTGTTTGCATGCATTTCGTTTGTGGGACCTGACCAGCCTCAGAAGAATGAGAAGCTGGGTATGAAGATTCGCGGCTGTTTCGCAACTCGTGACGAGGCGGCGAGCCACGCCAAGCGCCTTCAGAAGGAGGATGCCCTTGTTGATATTTACGTTGTGGACATGTACAAGTGGCTCCTTGTGCCTCCAGACCGAGAGCAGATTTCAGACGTTCACTATCAGAACGAGAAGCTCGAGGAGATTATGACCAAGTACCGCGAGAACCAGAGCCAGGCGGCGGCGATGTTCGAGAAGCGCAAGCGTGATATGATGGCCAAGCCCATCGAAGGCCCGTATCCGTATATTGACCCAGCCGATGAGAACTCCAAGTACTACACCAAGCCGGACGTTCCACCCATCCCTCACCCAGCCGAGTTTATTGATGATCTGAAGAAGGAGTTTCCAGACAAGGACATGGCCGAGATTGTCAAGATGGCCGACGAGAAAGTGGCGAAGATTATGGAGGAGCGTAAGCTGCCCGCGGTTCAGATTGAGTCGGTTCCCGAGGGTGACGAGGGGGGCGAGGAGTCTGTCCAGACTCCGACCGGTGACGACGAGGTTCCAGACCAGTAAAAAACCTCTATAGATAACAGATGAATATAAAGTCCATTATTACAGCACTTCCCACGTGGCAAGCTATCCTCGTGACAATTGCTGGAGCCATGACTATTTTCACGAGTCTCCTCCTTCTGCGGCGAGGATATGTGGCGCCTATCGCCGCCGTCTTTTCTGTCGCTTTTATAATTTACGCAAGTATATTGCGTCTTAAAACCTCAAAACCGCCGCCTACAGACAACGGAACAGGTGGGTCTCAATTTGACGTGTTTCGTCAAATGGAACCGGCCGATCAAACTCGTGTAAATCCCTGGGTGGGGATATTACAGGAGGATGTATATGCGAACCGTACAGGTCCTATAGGTGATTTTGTCGGAAACGATGACTATGTCAAAAAAGCACCCTTGTATTCTGTTACTTCATAGTAGGGTTTACAACAATAGGGCGCATACTTACCATGAGTACACCAATAACAATACCAATCAAAATAAGAGCAATGTGATTATCTTTGAGTGAATCAAAGAC